GAAAAACGGCTCGTACAGGCTATTAACCTGCACGACACCAGCGACCAACGCCCATCAACTGACGCGGTCGTGAATAATCAGTATAGCAAACCAGCCAAGCGACTGGGGATTATCCACGCCGTGCCTGAAACAAGGCGCTGCTGTGTAAACACAGTCGCTGGTGGTCTTATCTGAAACAAAGTCCCAGATAAACCTGAAACTCCATAATTACGCCCAGTGTCCTCGACCCACGGGATAACCGTGAGGCAAGGCAGCACTAAGCGCGACCAAATACATTTTAACACTCTAAGTGGTGTAGGGTCTATGAACCCTGGCTAAGAAGCCACTTGTTAATATTGATTAAGTGAAGAAAATCCTCCATTGACTGGAGAATTTGTGGAAGTGGTTGGAAATAAAACACATGGAGGAGGCCCTACAAATTGGGAAGCATAAGCATCATCTGCTGCAGCTCTCCCAACTACAAACCTCCTAGAAGCCCCAGATGTATTCCTTAAAACACACAGAGGCATAGCCAAACTATATTCACCAGTATAAGTCATAGGATCAAACAATGAAGTCACATTAGTACCGAAAGCCGGTGTTGACCTCATAATTGGTATACGCATATACTTTGAATACGTAGGTACTATGAACCTCGATGTAGCTTGCTCTTCAGGTATAAATACCGAGCTAAAGGAATTATTTTCGGGAGCTCGTAAATCAGTTATACCACCTATTACTCCATTATTATTCCCCCACCATCTCATAGTCACTGTAATACCAGGCACATTTGCACCGTCATGATGGATTGTATATGCTGTGGAACCATTTGCAAAAGCAAATAACTGTGACACCCTACTACTCCTAGAACCAAACCACGATACAGAATACGTGTTCGAAACTGGCGTAGTATTTGTCACAGTATTTGTCTTAAACCAAGGTACCGGCACAAAATCCGTAAACGATGCATTAGGTGCTTCAAAATACGACCAATCTGGCATCATCATCAGCTGCTTCAAGCTATTAAACTTTTCACCTATAACAAACTGAGACGTGCTGTCTAAATTTGAAACCAAAGGTATCCTAGGGCCAGGTACTTCCAAGCCGGATTGATACTTAGGTGCCACAAGACCACCTTTTCCTACGGGATGTAGTAAAGATGGTTTCGGCACTGAAAGCTCAAAACCTGGCTCGGCACACACCTCAACCATAAATTGAACAGCAGTTGGAGCATTCCCAGTGACCCTAAGAGGATTGACAACAATCATAGTCAAAGAACCCATTGCGTTATTAAACGCAATATATGGGTCAGGGGAAATGTACGGACACACAAATTCAACAATACTAGAATCCTTCAAATCAAATATCTCAGAATATCCACTAGGCTGTACTAAAGAAGTAATAATCTCAGGAGCAGCAACAGTGTTACTAGGTGCTGCAATTGCAGAAACCGCTTGGCTGTAAGGCACATAACTCACTTGTACCCTACCACCATGTAACTTTGTCTTTGCAAAAGTTATGCGAAACTTAAAAGATCCGCGCCACATCCTAAAATTATCACCTATATAGCACAAAGTGGAAGGATAAAAACAATTCTGGGTGACTGTAGCGTTAGTGGGCAAACCTATGTTACCATTAGGTGAGCCAACAACACTAAAATCACGGTACCAAAAACAACTAGGGGATAATGAACAACCATACAACAAATCACCCGATGCTGCTGCATCAGAGAATTGCCCTCTAAAAATGTAAGACGGTTTTGTCAAAACATTATCAAAAGACATTTGGTCCTCATCAACACAGCCAATAGCACTAGTAACAGCTATCTTGTTGGACATAAAAGGCGAAAGTGGAAAAGCCTGATTGGGCACATCCACTTGTGATTCGCCAGCATATCCATACTTAACCATCTTCGTCCACTTAGTCTCATCGTTGGGCTTGCTAAAACCAAAACTAGATGCTGTCTTCGATAAAGACCGCAGCATCCAATCAGCTGTGCCGCCAATTTTGCTCAAGCTCGGAATCATAGACCCAGCTTTCGCAACATCAGCGGCAACTTCCAAAGTTTTAGAAATAACGCCCCCAGCATTAGCCTCAGCAGTTACACCAGACTTACCTAAAGAAACAGAATCCTTAATAACAACTCCCGTCTGCAAAACGACATTAGTTGTATTATAAGGAACTGCTCCAATCAACTCTAAATCGTGAAAAGACACATATAAAGAGTACGAAGGTGGAGTCTGGCCAGCAACTACAGGGCTACCTAACAACAAACCTAAATTAAATACACCATAATTCAAAGTATTATCAGCTACATTGTTGTCCACAGTAATATACTCTCTATTTGACACAAAAGGAACACTCAATGTAGCCATTGTCTCCTCAGCAATATTGAGTCTTACATGCGGCAAATTTGTGGCTAAATTATATACATTTCCACGATTCCAATTGCCATCTGCAACAGAAATTCCATACTGAAAACACATATAAGCTAAGCCTTGATGAAATGGTGTAGCAGCTACAACCAAATGAAACTTCAAAGTACCACGAACTCCCACAGCTCCTTTAAGCCTGTCCCAATTAACAGGCGAAAGAAACGTGCGAAAAGCCGCGGTGCTATCAAAATCCATCGTCGTAACCACACCAGGACTAGTACCAAACACAAAAGTGTCAAAAAGCCTAGGTCTAGCTAAATACTCCTTAACAGACTGCAAATCAGCAACCTGATTAACAGAATAAAAGCTATCCGAAGCCTTAACTTCAACACATTGTCCTGCCTCATTACTAAAAGATGAAACTCCAATCACTTCTGGATCCGGTTTTAACGCTAAACCTTCAAACGATGAGCACTCTTGCTCTTTAATTGTTATATCACTTGTAAGCTAAATTTCATGTGTGCTGTCGCTCAAACAAGCACACCGCATCGCCCTCCTCTCTCTTAAAGTCTGAGTAGTAGACTCACTTAAGCATATAACCGGGGCAATGACATATGTGTCAATGCTTCTAAAACCAAACATCAAATCTGGTTTTCACCTCATTACGAGCAGCACTCCTGTTCTTAAGTCCTATACAGACTCCAGACCTAGAGCACCACTCCTCCAAGCGGGGAAAATACTTGTCCCACACGTGTTGCTCATGCAACGCCATCTCTAGCACTGAATGTTCAATACGCGTTACCAAGTCCAAGCTCACATCTCTCGAATTCTTGTACCAATAACCCTCGTACAAGAAACTCTCCAAAGCCAACGGCGCAACCCACCCATTATTAGGTGTGTTTACAATCAGCCCACCTGCGTCATCATCGTCAACCAGAAAGCTCCTCTTAAGAAACGTTACCTTGTCTAACGAAGTGTACGGTACCAACTGGGCATCCTTGTGGCCTGCTGTGTAAGCAAGACCAAACAATTCCTTCATCCAGTGGGCAACCGTTACTTGGTTAAACTCATCACGCTTCTCATCAGAAACGGAATTGACATTGTCGTCTCCAAAAGTGCACAAATATGCGTTATCCCACATATTCAACTCTCCTGTAGCCGCAATGTAACATCCCGTCAACGTAACCAAAGAATACATTGAATTCACAATCGTTGTAAGTGGATGTCCACTTGGCAACGATTTATTCCACTGCACTACATACTGCAACCGACTTCCCACACCCGTTATATGACGGGAATGGACCAAGTCAAGCCACAGTATGTAGCGCACTCGATCGTCCTCCAGAGACCACTTATCATTATTGAACCTATACCACCTGTTGATATAGCCCAATAAAGAAATATGGACCCACGGCTGCTCACTCGAATCAAAGCGGGAAAAATCTCCATCAAAGATATTATTCCCAACCTTGGTCAAAGCCTCAGCTAGCATAAACCACTCCTTATAATGGTTAATGCCTGGGGCCATGCCATTTGAAACGTACGTGTCAAACATAGCTGCCATATATGCACCAAAGTACATTCTGACAGCAACAGAATAATCGAACTCAGTTCCTGCTATCACACGTGTTGCGACACTCTCAACTTTTGCCAAGGGTCTCAACTCATCCTTGAGAAAATCAGTGCACAAATGTAAAGTGCGAACACCTTCCTTTGCTTTACTTATAATCTCAAGGGTGTCTTCCTTTACCTTCTGCAAATTTTCATTCGCAAAATCCACGTCACCTTCCAAGCCCAAAGCAAAGACTTTGCCCGGCTTAGTTGGTGTCACGAACTTGCGATACTTATATCCTGCACTCGTCTTACGATTGAAAGGCTTCAACTTCCAATGCTCAGGCGGCACCACAGCATCTTCGAAAGACAAAATGTCTCTCGAATGCTTCTCTGTGGCCTGCCAATGCTTCTGCATAGCTATCTCTGTCACAAGCTCCAAATCTCGAACACTCTTACATTCCAAGTCTGTCTGATAAGCCTTCACTCCATTAACCATAGGGTGTTGAACCACCCCATCAACCTCAACTGTTCTAAGAACTGCCGGCTTCAAAGGAGTAGGTCCGAACACCTGATCTCTCTGCATGTCTGACGGTTTCAACTTTGAAGAAGTACTGATGTTCACAGGCTCCACTAACGTGCCTATCAACTCAAAACTTCCACTTGTCAAACCAACTGCATCAAGCGCAGTCTGAAGGTTAATCAAAGTCTCACCTTCTGGCACATCAATAATATCATCTCGCGCAATATCCTCATGGTAAGTACTCAATGTCTTAAACAACTCACGGGCCACCTCTTGTGTGACAACCGTTGCATACCCTTCACGCAACATAGCGCTATCACGACCGGCACTGTGTAAACCCATTACACAGCGACCCCCGTAATAGCGATTCTCTGCAACCGTAAGAGGCGCACCACAATCACCCTTGACTGTGGCTGCTTCATATTTAACCAAACCAGAAAGCTTGTCTCCACGAGTACTCTCAGTCACACTGCCAACATACTCACAGCGATTGCTGTGATATATGTACCTCTGCACCTTGCCATCCTTATCAGGATGTGCAACATCCAACCTAACGGCTGTATTGTTGCCTCTCAACAATGACTTTACTTCATGGTTCGCAAGAAAGAAATGTAGGATGTTCTTATTGGCTTTCATAAAGACTGCGCCAAAAGAAACTCCTGCAATATCATATCCTGGAACCTCTTGCATATTGCATTGCAAAAACGCCCTGCACGAAATAGTGCCAGTTACACCATGTCTAACTGATGTAAACTTCATCACCATACCTGGATCCATCTTCCTAATGTGTAAAAGAAAATGCTTGGGAAATATGTACACATCTTGACCAAGACCAAGAAACTGCCCCACTATAGCACCATCAATGGTACATAGCAGGGTATTCGCATATACATGATCATGAACCGCCTCTGTAGGCGGTACACCAACCTGGGATTCAATTCCTGTGTGTAAATTGACACGTTGCAAACTGTTAAAAGTCGCGATTTCTACACCACGATTCTTAACAGTGTGTACTGTGCCATCATTACTCTGAAACTCGCACTCAGACTTCTTGAAACCAAACAGCTTGAAAATTGAACTCAACAAAGCCCAAACTGCGGTTACTGCTGCACACACAAGCTTAATAACAATGCCAAGCACAAAAGAAACTGTCATATACGATATAGCTGCGGCCAATACACCAGCAACCATCTTGCGAATAGGTAACTTGTCAAACCAAGAGGTCAACACATCATACAACTTACGCAAGATACCATGATGCTCAACTTCAGCTTCAGGCATAATATAAACGCCATCCACCATGGATTGCGTTTCAGACCGATCATCATCGGAAGATAACCAACCCACAAAATCATCAGGTTGAACGCCAATCATGGGAATATCCCACTGGCTCTCTTCCTGAATCTCATCCTGTCGAGTTGACACCTCAAACAAACGGCGATTAACCGTATCAGAAATTCCTGTCTCACTCATTGCGTTCACAAAAGCACTCATACTGGGCGGCAGCCCAGACTGCAACTCTAAATCAGCATCCAATGCCTCGCCTAAAATTGACGTCCAATTCTTCAAATCCTGGATCTGCTCAACGTTGGACTCACGTCTCTGTCGAATCTCACGAGCTGCAATCTCAACGGCATTCCTAAGGCCACCTGGAGCGGTGTCTTCAGAAATGTTTTCCCTGTCAAAACCGTGCTGCTTCAAAGTCCATACTTGCCACGGCATTTGATCCATGACATCAGAAACGCTCAATCTGCGACCTTCACTCTTCATGGCCGCGATTCTCTGCAAAGCACCACGGAACTCATCATTAACCTTAGTGAAATCAAAACGACCATCTTCTGTCTTATAATCAGGATTCAACTCAATCCAATATGAACCTTGAAAGCGCCTCACAAGCGCTTCTGGCTCAGTTATAAACGGAGCCCACTCAGCTTTCACATTACGGCTATTGGTGGTTCCAATAACCAAAGGCGTATCCAAATAAAACTTACCCTTACTCTCCAAATCTGCAAAATTCAGAGGATAAGACCAGTTTCCAACTGCACGAATAACCTGCATAGCTTCTGAATCCATATCACCAGGCTTTCCCTTAACTTGAAAAGCATCATCCATAATCAAACACTTCTGGCCTACATAACCATTCCAATACTCTGTCGTACCTTTTTGCCAAAGGTGCTCCAAAGCCTCGGATGGCTTAACTTCGCCAGAAAGCATCAAAATGGTGCTTCCAATCAAACGCATCAAAGAAGTTTTACCAACTCCTGTTGATCCACCAATCATGATAAAATAAGGCATAGGACGAATGTTACTCTCAGCTTGCAAAGCGCCCTGATGTGGCTGCATTTTCACAGCCAACTTCTCAATCCAGAAATTCAACTCTCGCTTAGATTCCTGAGTAACAAGAACTTGGTAAAGACCGTAACCGGTCAATAATAAATCCTTACACTCACGAATCTTCTCAATCGGAACAACGGGCTGCTCTTGCATAAACTTCAACATAGCAATCACCTTACGTTTCCAAGAAACAAATACATCTGTCTTCCCTTGCAAAGAAATCCAAGACTCCTCATTCCGTCGTAAAACGAAATTAATGAAGCCTTCAAACATCTCAAGTCCTTTCTTCATAAACGCCTCAATTCCCTCAGTTGCCCGAGGGAAATAAGACGCTCTCTTCAGAAACTCACCAGTCACTGACTTCACATCCTTACCGGGGATCCACATAGTGCAGCCAAGTGACAATAAATGTGCAGCCAAAGATACACCCCCATTCTGTAGAGATATACCTTTTGGCGCAATACTCTTAATCATTTCAATAGCTTCCGGCAAATATGATCCTGCACAAGCAAGGACAACGGCAACAAAAATGGGCAAATGCCCATAATTGACCATCATCCATACAAGCAAAATAGCCAACGCTATCTTGCTCATAACAGAACCAACATCAGTAATCTTAGAAACAAAACCATTTATCTGGTCAATAAGCAACCTCATCAAATCATTTCCTGTGTCCACGGCTGTGGCCACAGAATCAGAAACCTTCTTTGTCTGGTATGAAGCAAAGGCAATAGATGCAGCTGCCACTGAACCAGCAGCAACTGCAATGCCAGACTGAAACTCAACTCTCTCATCAAACTGAGATATCAAAGCCGCTTCCAGCTTAGTCATTCTCTCAAATCGATGAGCAGACTTGCCACGGAGCTTACCACCCCGTAACGCCTGCATTGCACAATGATTCTTTACATTCGCAATAGCGCGTTGTAAAGCTTCACGCCATTCTCTCTTGTCACTCGAACTCAATCTGTCAAACTGTCTCTTTTGTTTGGCGCCCTGATTAGTCAGGGAACCATCCAAATACTTACGAGACAATCTCTGCACACGGAAATCAACAACGGTAGTCTTAATAACAGCGTGCACCTTTTGAGGTGGTGCAAACCTATTGATTTGATTATCCATAGGTGTTACGATTGACGGCAATGCCGACGGGCCATACAATGTGTGGGAGCCATCCCACACAAGGTTATTTGCTTACATCACTACTTTCAAGTGCCAATTAAAAGCGCAAATTCTAATTGGGTTGGAGGTTTGATATCCCCCTATATAAAGCTACTGAAAATTTCACACACAATCTCAACTTAAACACATACGTCGTGAGCAATCCAGCTCTAACTAAGCACGCATAAAAGCGAAGACAATGTAAGTCCAGCTCTCTATACTATATAAATTAACTTTTAACGAAAAAGTTTAACGAAATAATATGAAAATAAAAATAAATGAAGCGTCACTATAATAGTAAGGCGTGAATACTCTAACTTTTGTATCATACTTTGTGCAGAAGTCAACGCTCCTGCTCGTCAAACGAAATCCGTCGTAAGTCGGGCAAATAAATTTTACGCATATACTATACAATATACACG